ATCATAATCCTTGTACTTGACAGACGTAACCGACTGCAAATTCCCGTAAGGCAGTTCAAAATATTCATCCGGCCAATCGTCAAAGTATTCTGTGACTGTCTGCGTCAACAGCTTGCGCCTGGTAATCTGTTCAATGCGTGTGTGCGCGGCATCCACCAAACTTCTGATATAAACATCGTTATCCGTGTCAGTAAGTTCAATATTCAGATGCCGCTTTGCATCGGCTAAAGATAGGATTGCCATTTTATTTCACGAATCCCTCGACAAAGATCGTCACTTGGCCGGCTCCGGCGGCATCAGCAGTTAATGCCTTATTTGCTGTCAATTGAATTGGCCGTTTAAAGTCAACGACAATATTGGTAGTACCATCCGCCAAGAACATAATCGGCCCAAAAATTTCATTTTCTACTGCACTGGAAGATTCACCTTCACCGATTGTGACATTGGTTGCAGTTGCACAACTGATAACCACCTTTTCAAGATAAATATTTTTCCCTGCCCCGGGTGCGGCCAAAAGTGGCTCACACCCTGTCAGATCAGCTTCGGTGGCATTTATAGCAAAACCCCTGCCATAAGATTCAAGGCTATCTAAAGTATCAAAAGCCATGGTTAACTCCTATTGGAAAAGATTTTCACATAATCAATGTTGATATCGCCAAGTCCTGTTCCGGTTGCCTTGTCAAGCGCAAAGTACGGTTGCATCTGCTGTTCGGAGGCGCTCAAATTTGACATATCGAAAGTCGTGCTAGATGCGACTCGCACGCCATCTATGAAAAACTTCACATCTGACAAACTTGTAAAGTCAATCCGATAAATGTTGTAAGTGCCGGCAACAGCGGTTATCCCTGTTGAAATGTTATTGTTGTCGTTTGTCGTGTCATCTGTTTCCGCAAGCACTGCTAAAGACGCTTCAAAACTGAACCATGCAGATTCTGTGGCCGCATCCTTGTCAAGCGCATGATCTCCGCACATACCAAACACTGCGCGAACACCAGTGCCGGGGGCAACTGCCATGTCAACCCGGGTTTCAAAAATCAGTCCATTGCCAACATCGAAAGGCTTATTGTCGCCCATGTAAAGAACCGCGTCTTCTGCTTCATTTGTTGCGGCAAGATGGAGCAAAAACTGTCCGTTGGATGAATCGGCAACAAGGGCTTCTGTTGCATCGCCCACATCGACAACATTCCAATCAAGAGTGCCGTCAAAAATGTCACCGCCGGAAGTTCCAAGGAAGTCTTCGATAAACTGAACCGGGTAGGACGTATGAAGGGTTTCAAAGGTTGAAGGATCGTAAAAGACCTGATGACCTGTGTTTTGCCAATCCCATTCGCACTTTACTTTTCTGCTCATTTTAAAAATTCCTTTTGTTAATTAAAAAAATTAAAATCTGATATCCAGACGAAAAGGTGTTTTTTGTTCTCCCGACCCATTGCGGGCCGGGAGAGATTGTTTTTATGTCAACGCAGTCCCAGGAGTTGCAAAACGCGGTTCAAGCAGCGCGTGGACTGACACGTTGCCGGTCGCGCCGCCGTCGGTGTCTGCAAAAACAATGGTCAACCACTCTTCACCGTTGGCCACGTCCATGATGCTCGCGTCAACCTCAATCAACAGCGTATAATTGTCATAAGTGGCATGGGCCACTGACAGGTTGGCGCTGGTTGCCCATGTGCTGAACACATCGCAATTTGCACTCCCAGCGGCTGCACCGCCAAAAGCATAGTTAAAAGTCAGCGCGGATGTTTTTGCACCATCGGTCGCGCCAGAATAAACCAGCACATAGATTGCCGCGCCGCCCAGTGTCTGAAAATTGACAATGAAATGCGCTTTGTGATAGTTTTTCATGTTAATCGAATCGCCGGACATAGCCGCAGCAGAACTTAAGTCCTGATCGGAAAGCACCGGCACAACTGCAAGATCTTCACTCAGTCTCATTTGATCACCTCCTATCTGGCCTCAAGATTGATGAAGTGTGAAAGGGTGTTGCTACCCTTGAAAGGTGTAATGGCGCTTGACAGTACCGGCTGCCCGTCAACGCGAAAAACAAACCGCAGCACGCTTTCGTCATAAACGAAACGCACATGAATTGACATGTCAGTGGAAACGCCGCCCTTTTCTGCCAGGATGTACCCGTTTTTGAAGTCGCACAGGTAAATGTCACCGGCGGTTCCTAGCGTCTGACATTGCTCAATCGGAATGACGGGCCTGCCGAACAGCGATGAATAAGGCGAAGAACTTGCGCCACCCGCCGGCAAATAAACCGGCGCGCCGCCTGTGCCGACTGCAAGTGACATCTGATAAAGCTGACCTTCGACATCCTGATTAATCAGCCAGACTGCATCGCCCCTAGATTTGGCAAAAAGCCGCGTCCACATGTCAATCACGTTCTGGTAAATCAGGGTTGTGGCGGTCTGCCCGGTCTGCTTGCTTGCGGTCACAAGGCAACCGGCATTCAAGATGCCAAGCGGCTGCCCGGCGCCGCTGCCGTTGATGATGGCATCGTCAAGCTGGAATGCGATTTCTTCAGCAAACCCGCGCTTGATAATGCCCTCAAGAGCGGAAGCATCCGCAAGCAACTCGTCGGTGGCGTAGCAAAGGCCAATCAGCTTGTTCAGTGACAGTTCAATCTTGCGAAACTTCGGCGTGGATGCCGTTTTCTCACCGGCTTCTTCGAGCCAATAACCTGTGATTCCGCCCCAGCGTGAACCTGTGGCCCTGCTGGTCTCATCAATGCCGTTGATTTTGATGGAATTGGCATTGCTGGAAATGGTCACGCGTTGGCACCGTGAAGCAAGCACGCCAGTATCAAATGCCTGTTTCAGCAACTGACTTGAAATGTCCTGCTGGACAAGCCAACCGCCATCCGACGGCACCGATTCTGAAAGGCCGGTTGCGGCCCTGACATTGTGAAGCCTCGGGTCAACCTTACCGCCTGGACTGTCTGCCCTGATAACTGCCGCAAAAAATTCTGCGGCGTTGGCAAACTTGTCCTTGTTGTCCCTGGCCTGCTGCATCTGCCGATTCTCTGGATCGGGTCTGGTTACTTCATTGACAGGCTGTTCAAGTGCTTCTCGTTTCTTTTCAACGTCCTCTGCAAGTGCGACCCTGACTTCGAGGTCTTTCACCGTATCAAGGCACCCGCGCATGTGGTCGATTTCGTTATCTGTCGGCTCGCGGTCTTCAACCTGGCACCGGCCTTCAATATCGGAAATCTCCTGCATGAGGCGTTTTATTTCATCCCTCATTTGCGATATTGTACGCATATTTATATCCTCCTGTTAATTTCATCTCGTTCTTTCAATATTTCTTCCATTGCCGATATATTGGATTTCGGGTTGCCTTTCGTCGGATCGGCATCGTCATCCAGAACAGGTTCAACTTTCGTCGGATCGTCGTTCCTGTAGTGTTTTAAGTAATCAAACAAATCAATTGCGCCATACAAGTGCTGCTTGTTACGGAATCTGTATTCTGTGCCTTCGTGTTCAAAAACAATTTCTTCAGACTCGCTTGTCGCAAGCCACAAATCCCGCGATTCAACCGCAACCGATGTGTCGGGATAAGCGGGGTATGTCACCGGCGAAACATCATAAAGCCTGGAAACCTTTTCAATCGTCCTGACTTCGCCGTGCTTTTCAGACCGCCGCCATGAATCTTCAGCAATTGTAAAACCAAAGGATTGCTGTGTAATGTCGCCACGGTCTATGCTTTCCATAAGCTCATCCGCTGTTCTGGTATTCGGCAACTTGACGCGCATGTGCAAACCCTTGCCGTCTTCGTGCAGTTCAAGTGTGCCAGCCGCACTGCGGCCCAGGACATGATTCGGGTCGTGATTAAAAAGCGCCCTGACATCGCTTGTTTTCAAGGCTTCAGCAAAGGCGCCGGCCTTTATCTTTTCACGGAAGCCGCCCAGGTCTTCTGACAGCTTTCCGAATCTTGCTGCGTAACCTTCGATAATGCGTTTTCCAGAATCCACCGTCCTGATTTCTGACTCGATTCCGATTCTGATTTCTTTTTTCATTTCTTGTCTCCCAGTTCTTTAAAACTGCTCGCCTGTATTTCGGCTTGTACTTCATCAAACCCCCAGATAACAATCACACCCTTGATGCAATGGCGGGTGTGCTTTTAATCCCCTGACCGGCATAGGCTTTTGCCCTTTCGGTGCAACTTCATCGCCAGAATCGACAAATGACTGACCGGACACGACGCGCCGGCCGTTAAGTTCCTGGCAATACGGACAAGTATCAGCGCCACGAATGCGCCACACGGTCGAAAAACCAGCGGCAAAGGCAACAACCTGAAACATGCCGTTTGACATTCTGACAGTTTCATTCATGGCAATCTTGTCGGGCCGTTTTTCTGCCCATTCATCAACACGGGTGATAATACTGTCATCGCCTTCAGCAAGAAGTGCGGTCAACTGCCCCTCAGAGGATTCAACGTGGCGCTGGATATACCGCTCAATGTAATCATTAACCCACTTGTCAGTGTCAACCGGATCGCCGCCAATCTCAGCCTGTGCAGCGTCTTTGATTGCTGAAGCGAATGACCTGAAAGTCGGTCCGAACTTGGCCCGTATATAATCGGGCATGGTGTTATAAAAATCTTTCAGCCAATCTTCGGATATTGCACGCTGATTCACTTTCTTTTTGACGACGACCGATTCCCGGTTGACAATGGTTTGTGCGGCCTGGACAAACAGCGGGTAATAAGCTCTTGCAACGCGGTCACGCATGACAATGCCGCGCTGTTCGGTGTTGTAAGAAATCCGCAAGGTTTCCTGCTGCGCGATTAGAAACTTTTTTTCGTTTGGCAGTTCTTCGGGTTCTTCCTTGACAGGCTTTGGCGGCTCTGCTTGGACTTTTGCAATGTCTTTGGCCATGTCTGCCGGCACCATGTTCAGCGGGACAAAACCAATATCGCCACCAGGCACCGGGTTTTCATCCTCTTTTTCAAGAATGCGGTTAAACGGCATGCCCATTTGCCACATTTTTTGATTATATTCAGACCTTGCCTGCATGTCTCCACGCAATAGAGCTTGAAGCAAAAACTTAAAATATAAACCCTCGGCTTGCTGTTTCTGTGTAAGCAACTGATTATTGATTGCCGTTTCCCACCGCTTGATCCAATGAGACAAACAACTGTCAACGTAGCTTTGGTTTTCTTGTTCCAGGTTGTTATAATTGCTGTTTGCACCATGAATGCCGACCTTGTGCGGCGGCACACGAAAAAAACCGCAGATTTCCAGCTTTTGAAAATTCCGGCTTTCAAGAAACTGTGCGTCATTGTGATTCATGGAAAGCCCTTTGTATTTCAACCCACCTTCCAGAACCATGATAGAATGCGACTTGCCCAAGCCTTCATATTGCTGCTTGAAAGAATCTTTAAACTGTTTTGCGGACTTTTCTGATAAATAGCCGTCCATTTCCAGCACGCCGGCAGGATGCGTACCTTTGCCTATAAAGCGCGCCTGATATTCCTGCTCGGCAAGACCAAGACCGATTGATTCCTTTGCTAAGGTAACAGGTGAAAGTCCGGTGATGCCGTTATAACCAATGTTGGCAACGTGAAATATCTTGTCCTGTGTCCTGACAACCTCCTTGTGGCTGCTATCCTGCCAGACGTATACAATGCGCCCGTTGCGTCTTTCGACTTTGACAAATTCGGGATTCAGTGGATAAAGGCCGATTAAATCGCCGGTGCCGTTAAACTGTTTTTCATGATAAGTGTTACCCCATAAAAGCAAATGAAGCTGAGATGCTTCGCGCCAGCGATAAGAATCGGTTTCGGGGTTTGGCTGATCGTGCAGGAGGCTATAGAGCGGATGATTTTCGATTCTTTCTTTTGAGCCGTCTTTGTTGCGCTTGTATAGAATAAGCGGCAACCTGGCAACATCGCCGGAAATCAGCGTCACGCACGCGGCAAGCGTTGTGTATTTCATGGACTCCTGTTCATCAACGCTTACGCCGGCGGTCGTCGGTGGTGAAATAACCTTATACCACCTGTCATCGGAAGGTGCCCAGGCACGTTTTAAGGATGGAAATAAAGCCATGTTTTACTCTTTTTGTTCCGGTAAAATTACACCAAAAACGCCGAGCAAAAGTAAAACAGACCCGGCAACCGTTAAAGAAATCCCAAGGCCGAGCCATAAAAAAAGGCCGACACCCATAAGTGTCAGCCCAATCGCAATCGTGATATCTGTCTGCTCGACTTTCATAAACCCATTGTCAAGCACAACATACAAAAAAACAACAAAATGTAGCGATTTTTTAAAAGTAGATACTATATATAGTATTTTTTACCAAAAATTGGGTATTTTTCCAGTTTTTAAACACATAATTTTCATAAATTCTCTAATTGCGGACACATCTTCATACGTCTTAAAACCAAATCCACAAACTTCACATTTTCGATATCTGACAACGCCAATCGGGTAATCAACTTCCAATTTACCCCGCTCATTGACAGGTTTTGACGTTTCAACAATAAATTTTCCGCCACAGAAGCATTTCATACAAAAATTACGCCTCTTTCTTCGTATGGACTGTTAAAATAGTCTTTCAATGCGGCATCCAGCGCCATGACCATCGCCACCATAGGATCAACCTTGTCTGTTGATTTTTTCTTATTAATTTTGATATTTTGTCCAACATCAGTCTCGATTACGATATTTGACGCACACCACCGCAACATTGGATTCTCTGGAAACACAATTTTTTGTTCCAAAATCAATTTCATCAGTTCTTTTGTCGGTGCCGACATGGATTTGTACCCCTGGCCGAATTGTACGACCTCTAAGCCCATTTCTTCAAGGTCCTGATAAATACGCGTAGCACCCCAACGGTCAAAATAAACAGCTTTTAAATCATAATCTCGTGCAACATCATCAATTCGCTTTAAAATATATCTGTAATCAATAACAGATCCCTCTGTTGCCTCGATAAATCCCTGGTCACGCCAGACATTATACGGCACTTTATCGCGCCTTGACCTTTCAAGAATCGTGTCATTCGGCACCCAGGCATAAGGTATTGTATAAAACGGCTCGCCTTGCTCTTGCGGTGTAAAAACCAATACAAATGCCGATAAATCTGTCGTTGTAGCCAAATCAAGTCCACCATAACACGGCCGGCCGATTAAATTCGGTATTTTGCCAACACAAGCATCATATTTGTGCATGGCAAGCCACGGTGTGAACGATTCGACCCACTGATTCATGTATAATGTGCGAAAAGTGGCTTCAAAAACAGGTGATTCCATAGCCCTGTTACACTCGCGACGTAGAAAATCGCGTGAAATAGACTTATCAAGGTTTGGATTGGCTATTTCCCAAGCTGTTTCATCTGTAAAATCGGCATTTTCCGGGGCTTCGTAGACAATCGGCATGAATGCGGGATCATTAACAACGCCGGCACAGACTTTCTTAGCATAGTCATATTTTTCATAAAGAATACTGTTTCGGTTGTAACCAGCAGTTGAAAGGTTAACAATCAGTGGATTTTCACGCGCACCCTGCGAAGTTTGCATGATTTCAACCAAATCACGACTGACAACATGCGTTTCGTCGATCAAGGCAAGTGAGAGGTTTGCACCATGCAGATTATAAGCCTCGGAAGATACGACTTTCAAAAATCCGTCATTGCCAGGGCATTTGATTATGTTTTTGTAGACCTTAAGCCGACTTGATAAATCCTCATCGTTCTGAATCATCATCTTAATTGTGTCATGCAACTGTCGCGCTTGTTCACGATCCCCACTGCCGATCATACATTCTGGCGTGTTTGGATCTCCCATAAACATCTCGACAAGGCCCAGACCTGCGCCTAACAGCGTCTTGGCATTCTTGCGTGGTATAAACAGCAATAATTCGCGATAGCGCCGTAAACCTGTCTTAACAGATACCCAGCCGTATAAATGACCAACAATCGCTTCAAGCCAAGGCTCCAAAATAAAAGGGGTGTTCTTTAAAGGCCCCCTTACATGCGTTAAACACTCAGTAAAAAAGTCAATAACCATCTGCCCGCGTGCTTCGTCAAGCTCAAACCCATCACTCTGTAGATACGGATCATAGCCCGCCGGCTTGTAATCAACCCACGACTTTGAAGAACTTGT